AATCCTCCGATCAACAAATACGTGAAAACCGCAACAGATTTGTCCTAGCAGGGAACCTACGGTTCTAAGAGAAGCCGCGCTTCTCGAATTGCGACCCCTCCATTTTCTCTAGAAAAATATTTATAAAATTCTGTTAGCTTTTTGGAAGAGACAATTTTTAGTTTACACCTTTACTCATTTACGCAGACAAAGTGGGTGTTTTGAATGAGTAAAGGTGTAAACTAAATATTGTCTCTGCTAAGAAGCAAAGATAATTCTGTATAAAAAGGGAGGAGTTCGCAGGTTCTCCGCTAGCGAGGAAAAAGAAAATGGCGCGAAACGAGAAAAGAAAAAATATAGGCGATCTATATACACATGGGAATAACAACAATTGTTTTAGGAGTAATCGTTATTATTTTGATCTATGTACTTTATACGTTTTATGTGAAAAAATCTTCGGTTCTTGTTACAACGGCGAGCTTGAAAAACTCAAATACTCCCATTACTGCAATTAGCGCCCCACAATCCACTAGATATGCATACGGAATTTGGGTTTATATAAATACATGGACTCCCAACGTCGTAAAAACAATTTTTTCCAGAGCCAATAATATTAATTTGTATTTGGATTCAAATAACGCCGCGTTACGTTGTCAAATTACACAGAGCACTGAACCTAATCCTCCTCAAATCATAACTATAACTGATAATTTCCCCATACAAAAATGGGTTTACGTTATTATTAGTGCGGATGGTCAGTTTATTGATTGTTATTTAGATGGAAAATTAATGAATTCGAATAAATTAGCGACGCCCCCTAGAACTCCCGATAATACCGGAACTGCACCCGTTGTCTTAGGATCGGGATTTGATGCTTATGTTGCTGGATTTACGTCGTGGGGTGGACCCATTGGACCACAAGAAGCATGGAACAGCTACATGAGCGGAAATGGCGGCAATTCTGTGTCCCGGATGTTCACCTCTTATAATGTCGACGTGAGCGTTATGAAGGATAACGTAGAACAATCCAAATTTACACTTTTCTAAGTTTCATTTTGTAAAGTAATGATATACAAAATGCAACACTATGGAATATCACACATAGGGGATATATTGGCTATACCCCTTTTCTTATGGCTATCCGTTTATTTTTATCAGATTCAAAATAAAACTGCGACGGAATGGGCATTGATGGCATTTGCCTTAAGCGGATTTGTTCTGGATCTGCTTTTCACTTATTTGCATTTCAAAAAACGTCAACGAGTAGCCGGGAAAAATCTGTCATGGTATATATACCATTAAATAAAAATGAACGCTCCTCCGCCTGCAGCTAATCCTTCTGGTCCTAACGATTTAAAGGTCCCTGAATTTGTAAAGACGGTTTCAGATAGCGCATCCAATACATTTAATCAGGTTGCCGAGGAAGCCGTTAATACAGGCAAATCAATACAGAAGACACTTGGAGAATTTGGTTCATCGTCAGCAGTAGCAACCGGAGCAAGCGGTGAGTTCTTACAATCTAATTCAATTATCGCCAAATTCGCCTTTTTAATATTGGTTCTTATAGCATTTTTATTCTTAGCGAATTTAGGAATAATGCTTATTGGATATTTCACGAAACCCTCGGGAAGTCCATATTTGGTAAAAGGCACCGCGAGCGCAGCTAGCGAGGTAGTAATATCTCAAGATCCGAAGAATAAGCAATCGGTTTCTATTTTGAGATCAAGTAATGAGAATACTGGAATTGAATTTACATGGTGTATATGGATTTATGTAATGGACATAAACTCGACCACTGGACCGCCCTATCAAGTTGTATTCAATAAGGGTAATAAAAATTATGATAGCACAGGTTTGGCTACTGTGAATAATGCACCTGGATTATACATTGATGCAAAGAATAACCAATTACGTGTCATGATGAATACTGTTTCAAACACAGATCCCATAGAAACTTTGGACATTTCCAACATGCCTTTGAGAAAATGGTTTCACTGTGCGATTAGATTACAAAACAAAATTTTAGACGTTTATATCAATGGCGTGATTAGCGCTAGACTTATGTTGAAAAATGTACCGAAACAAAACTATGACGACGTGAATGTATGCACCAATGGTGGATTCAATGGAAATTATGCGGACTTACAATATTACGATCGTGCCATTAGCGTATTTGAAATTAATAATATTGTTATTTGGGGTCGTAATACTAGCGCTGCTGGATCCGCATCGGGTGTGGGGTCATCTGATGCTACTGGATTCCCTTATTATTTATCTTATAACTGGTACTCGTCGAAATTTTAAAAGCCTTGGAAGGCGACCGTCAAAAGCCTTGGAAGGCGACCGTCAAAAGCCTTGGAAGGCGACCGTCAAAAGCCTTGGAAGGCGCAAAAATACAATATTTTTGTTATATCGATAACATATAACAAAATGACAGACGCGGCGACCGCCTCCGCGTGCGCACAACGAGAATTATATTTAAGTTTTAGACAACATGGTCCGCGTGTTGAAACGGTTTCGCCCTATCCACAAAATACCATACTCCAATTAGATATGCGGCGAAAGGTCGAAATACTCAAATATAAAAAACAAACATCAAACAGCAATGTATCAACAAAAGCACAAAAATGGAAACAGGTAGTTCGGTTATCGCAGAAAAATCCAATGTCCAGTAAAAATATACCATGTCCATCAGACGCGTTAATGCCAACGCCTAGTTCATCTTGCGATATTCCCGGTCCTATTATTACATTACAATACGATCCGAAAGTTCCTTTATATAAATACGGGTATTCTCCCGAAAGATATAATTTAGTAAATCCTCCAAATAATATTGATTACACAACATTTGAAGTTAGCGACGGCGAATTTCCTCAAAGTACGAGTAGCCCGTTATGTTATTTAGTATTGAAAAATCCCACTAAAACCATGTACAATTACCAATTTCAGATGCCTATTTCTATTTATTTCACTGGATACAAAGATATAGCCTCTATGAATCAGAATGTGAGTTATATAAACGTAACTTTATTTAACGCGGCTTGCGAAATACGTTTCAATAATTTAGTTGTCCCCAATATGAATCCGGTTATCGATAAATCTAATATAATTAGCTTGTTGATTTCGGTGAAAGATAGTATTGGATATTTCGAAGCCACTTCCTACGTTGGGTTAATAAATGTAACGAATATTATTTTACCAGCTCAGTCTCAATATGTATACGAATTTGATATGACATTCAACGTTAGATACCTTTTATTAGACGACGCTCAACAGCCCATAAATAACCTCACAAATATATCTCAAATTGATAATTTGATTATAGGAAATATAACCGGACCCAGTGATAAATATTTTAACGAAACAAATAATTGCTCTATAGTGGGGGGGATTATTCCGCCATATAATCGCTTCCAATTAGCAGACGTTTAGTAATAAGACTTCATTTGCCTTTATAAAATCATTCGTTGCTGTAAATAACTCTATTTTCAAGGCATTCTGTTGAAATTCTGGCAAAATAACATCCACATAAGATCCCCCTCGAGTATCATCTATGCCGAACATTTGCATAAACATTTTAACGAATTTATCGACATCGAATAAATCGACTTCGGGAATTCTAAAAACTATATTTCGAGGTTTATATATCCTCGCATATTCGTATAATTTCGAACAGTCCTCCATAATTTTATCATCGGGCTTTTCGTAACTTGTGTACAAAAACATCTTATTGTCTTCGAGACCAATGAAATATAATGTGATTATGGTTGTATCCGACAAAGGTCTCGTGGTTGGTGATTTTTTCTTCAACAAGTCATCAATCGTTTTCAAAAAACTCATGTTTTATATGATGTTATGGAGTTATTGTTTATATTATTTTCTTCGTCAATTTGACATTACGTCCCGCGTTCCATATGTATAAAAATAATTTACGGGACCATTCCCGTTACCAATAGGTGGACCGTCGGCTTGGATGACATTCATGTCAGATGACGCCGGTGACGGAACCGACTCTTTGTATGGGAGCGGAGCGTTAGAACCCGGCGCCTTAATCTTTATCTGAGGTGGTGGAGGGGTTATAAATTTCCCACTAACGGGAATCGGCGTTAATGTATTCGGAAACCCGTCATTTTTCTGTGAAGAAAAGGGTCCGGATCCAATCATTTGGGGCAATTGTAAAGGGCTAGGATCTGACGAAACCGGTGACTGGGTTGTAAGAGGTGGCTTAGGAAATCCATTCATCATCATAGTTCCATTTCCGTAACTAATCATGTTAGAATTCATAGAGGGGACGATGGCGTTGGAATTCATTCTATTCATTGAAAGATTAGTGCTATCAGGTTGTATACTCAAGCAATCTTGCTGGGAAGGATATATTTGACCCGATAAACATTTGGTTTGATCTTGGACATCTAAACAAGTTCTGCGTCCGTTATCTTGACCTATCAAACACCAGGATGTTTTATTAGCAGTGATTGGAGCCTGTATTTTACTACTTGCGGAATCGGAAGAGGGTATTAAATTGGCGGTAGGCATAAGCGGAGCGGTGGTCGTAAGCGGAGCGGTGGTCGTAAGCGGAGGTGTTGTGGTAGGAGCGGGTGTTTCGTAACCGAAAAATCGGGTAACGGGATTATTCAAAAACGTATCTAGAGATTTCGAGGTTCCGGGGCTTGGCACAGGAACAGGAACGTAAACGGTTTCTTTCGGAAAAGGAACACGAATCGGTGTATTCATTGTTTTATCTAATTGCGCTTTTGCAGAAGGGTCCACCACAACACCACTTGATTTCAACAGAAGATTTCCGACTGATTGCGCAGTTCCTTCGGCTACATCAACTCCTACTTTCGCCGTGTCTCCGGCAATATCCGCAGTTTTATTAATGACTACCCCAGCGGTATAACCAAATACACCGAGTATTTGATATACTAAAGGTCCGAATAAATTGATAATCGTTTGGAAAAAATTCCCAACAACTAGTAAAATGTTTATTCCTAAAAACGATAAAACGAGTAGTCCTACAAGCAGAACTATCGCTATATTTTGATAAGATATCATTGACGCTCTGTCGTCGGTTTGATAAGGAGATTGTCGAAGATAATCATTCATAGGCGGCTGTTGTATTTCTTGGTTCATTATTTATGATATATATACAATCACCGAAATTATTCTAACCGGATTGAGTTAGCAGGGAACCGACGGTCCCCTGCGACCCCTCCATTTTTCAGAAAAAAATATTTATAAAATTCCGTTAGCTTTTTGGCAGAGGCAATATTTAGCTTACAAGAATCAAACCCGAGCAATCTACCGTTTTGAACTAGTGTAAACCAGATTACGTTCAAAAAAGCGCCATTAATTTATTTTTGTATAGTAAATGAGCGTTTTTAATTTCATGGAGACTTTCTTTTTTATTAGTTTAGGAATTACCTTTGTTTTGATATTGCTATTGGTATATCACTTCAAACAACGTCTTAGTGCAATCGAACAAAAAAGCGATACCATGTTTGATATTATCAACAATGTTGTCCAAGAGTTAACTACCATAAAGACTTTTGTTGTAGCGAATATGACACAATCGGCTGAATTCAATGTTCAGGTTCCCACGTCTTATATTCCTCCATCGGTTTACGAATCGCAATCTACCGACGGATTCTTTAGTCAAAATGAAGCATTAAAGGATCATGAGGATGCTGAGGATGAATCAGGTGAAGAATCTGGTTCGGAAGTCGATTCGGATTCTGACAACGAGGATTCGGATGACGAATCGGATGATGAGAAAATAATGGTTTCTGATAATGAATCCGAATCGAACGTTAAAGTTGTTAATATTCCGATTACACTAAACGTGGAACAAGTAGATATTTCTGAGGAACAAGAATCCGAATCTATAACTGAGGCAAATGATTTAGTGGAATCCGTGCCTGAACTTAACGAAGATCCCATTATTGTACACAAACTCGAGTCCGCTGAGGATACTTTAGTGACAACGATCGGCGAAGAGAAAGAAGATGAGCCGGCGTCTTATGCGAAACTTAGCACGGCGGAATTGAAAAAACTGGTTATTTCCAAGGGTCTTGCTACTGAGGTTGGCAAGATGAAGAAACCTCAGCTTGTACAGTTACTCGAATCCGGAGTATCCGAATAATCGAGGGGGGTGTGATGCAATTGCCGTATAATATCTCAAAAAGTGTTTATAAGAAAACTTGTTTATTCTTATAAAAATAATTAGGAGGCAAGGTGTGGAAATCCTTCGGGTTTCTGATGACCTAAGTTCTCTACTAAAATATATTATACGGATTATGTATATTATGTTTTTCGATCCTTTTCAACAAAGTGAGAATGTAAAATGCGCCTTTCCTGCGGTAAAAGAAACAGTTCCTCGGTCCAGATTAGGATACGCCACCAATAATGTATTCGACGAATTTCCGCCTTTGATGTCGGATGGTCGCTCTTTAATTGCCACCTATCAATCTGAAACGGATACGAACGCGATTACCATGAAATCCAATGGCATCAAGTCTAATTGGCAATATCGTAACTATTTGATCAATAATGGTGAATCGATCATGCGCGAAAATTTTAGAGAGGCTTGCAACGACGTCGGATATTTCGAACGCTTTAGTCCCACAACTGCGGACGGTAAGGAGAAAATCAAGAGCGCGCCTTATATGTATTCTTCTTATATGGACGGCGCCAAGCCTCAGGGGTATTCGAATAGCGATTTGAAAGACATGTATTTGTCTAGGGAGCAATTAAATTCGCGAAAGGTTGCGCCTACTGTCACGCAAGATCAATTGATAAAGATGGGATATTAATTTATTTAGATAATATAAATTAATAATGTCAATTCCACATAATTATCAACCAGTTGGTGCCAATGGGAAAAAAGACGATGAAGACAACAAAGAGGATGAATCAAGTAAAATAATTGAAATGGTCGATGAGAAGTATAATGATATTCAACACGATATTTATAGCAGTTTAACAAGAGACAAAACGACCAATTTTTGGGAACGTATAGGAGAAATATTGTCAAAGATGGGTAATTCAATTCCAAATTTACCAGGTGGAAGAAAAATTCTTACCGTTTCTTTTTTTTCCTATAGAAAAATCGTGCAAACTCTCGTTGCTTTTCTTATAGTAATAGAAAAATTAAAGCCGGATGTGAACACAACATCAAACCCACCGCGCGGTGTAAATATAAATAAAACTGAATATAATGATCATTGGAAATGGATTGAGATTATATCACAAGATGACAAGTTTAAACAATTATTTATAGCATACATGAGTTGTTATCTATATAGTAATTTGAAGGAAAAGAAAACCATCACTATAGACAATTTAACACAAATAAATAGAAGCTCTTATTTTGAATTAATTCAACATCAAACAACAGTTCAAGGTCAAACAAAACGTGTTATAATTTACGTTCCTTTAAATGTGCCTATAGATGAAATAATAGATTATGTAAATTTAATTATAATAATTGGAAACATAAATTGCGTTACTTTGAATGAAAAATTAGGAATTATAAACAATAAAAGTGATCATATACCGCCGGTTTTAAAATATCTAATGAGTCAATCTCATGACAATAATGGTATAAAAAATATTTCGAAAGAATGTGCGTTGACAATAGACGATGATTCAAAAATTATAGACGGAGTGAATCTTACAAAAAATATAAAAATAGCTGAAACTGAAGTTAATGCGGAAACTGATTCTAATAGCGATGAAACTAAAGTTGATGCGGAAACTGATTCTAATAGCGATGAAACTGAAGTTGATATGGGAACTAAATCTAATAGCGATGCGCCTGATGTTGATCCAGAAAATCTTATAAATATAGCATTAACAGAAATAAATTTTTTCACAGTTCCAAAAAGAGGTGTGTATCCGATCGATCAATCTATGTGGAAAGGAAACATAGATTCTGAATCGTTACAACTTTATTCACAAAAACAAATAGAAGAAAGAGACGCCGTATTTAATGAATTTTGTTTTGGTTTAAATGCAATAATTTCAAATAGCGTTGGCAAAATGTATGAAAATGCTATTAAAACTAATAATCTTTTAGAAAGCGGCGGTGATATTTCATTGATTATAGACGTGGTAAATAAAATTTATAAATATTTAACGGAACCCCTCTTTCCGCAGATACCCACATCCCAAATCAACATTAAACACAATATAAAAAACAATAAAACTAAAACAAACAATTCA